TATCTTCCATAATACCCTCCGGGGTATGTGTCCCTGTTAATAACAGGAACGACTAATTTAGTCATTGAGGTCTATTGTTGAAACGTTTAACGTAACCTCTGCCGCTTCCGCGAGATAGTCTCGGCTGCGGGACCCGATTGTATGTCAATATGCGGGTCATCTTCAGATCCTGGGATCATTGATCTCAGGGTCGGGGGCATACGAATGGTCATACCATTCATACTGTCCACAAGGGCCTCCTTGGGAATCCACGTCTTTGACATGGATGCCACGAAGTTTGGCGCCCCTTGGAGAACCCACCTTCGGAAACGGTCAACGTCTTCCGAGGTGAGAGTCAAATCAGCTGGGCTTGCACCCACGAGTCTCTTACAGTTTTCAATCTCATTGATAAACTCTGTAAGGATTTGACTAGGTAGCGGAACTCTGTCTTGAGAGGTTTCTACGAAATCCGATGGATCTCCCGCTGCGCCCGATGCGTAAGTAAATAACAAACGCATCGTTGTCACTCGATCAAGGTTTTCTGCAATATTTGCAGCGCTTACGAACCCACTTTTGCGAGCGTGCTGTAAGGCATCCTTATGATTACATATGTAATCTCGTTTCGATTGAATGTCAGTCAAGAACCAATCTAAATTCTTAGAACGGTCCTGAAACTGAAGTCCGGTAATCATTGCAGTTTGCACGATTCCCTCAAGGTTCATCGGATCGATGATACCGCGCGCAGATGCTCCTGATGACATCTTGCGTGCTAGGACATGTAGAAGCATTGGTGATTCACCGTCCGCGCGCTTCAGCGCGGAATATAGCTTCATCGCATAGGGAGGACAATCCTTCACTATGCGCTCGTAGAGCTCTTCCCAAGTATGGGGCCAGGGAACATTGCATCCCCCAACTGATCTTGGCAAGTAGACCCACGGGTCATCTCGAAGAAAAGAAGACATCCAATTATTGAATGTGTGTAGAAGATAATCACTTCTCACTCTTTCCTTCTTCTTTATGTTCAATAACTGATCATAAAGAGCATTACCTTTTCCAAAAGCAGGATTTCGTTTAATATCGAAGTCCCCCGTGCTTGCAAAAGGCGAGAGTAATCTCATCTTGACCACATCCAAATGGATATGGTCGGATACGAGCCGCCATGGCGGTATCCCAGAATTGATCGTACCTGAGCGATATCTCAGGATCTCTTCACAGAACCATATAAAGCCGTATGAAAATTGGGCTTTATCGGCATTTATTACATTGCCGTACTGCTGGTGTTTCGCGATAACCGCGAGATGCCTGGAGCGCGTTCTAACCGCTCCGATGTCATCTCCCGCAATCAAGGTCGGTGGCAACCTTTTTACATCTCTGTAAACCATCAATTCGATGGCCGCGTTCATGATGCAAAGGACTTCCTTTGCGCCAGGGTCGCCCATACTAAC